GGCGGCGCCACGCCTTATACCTTGCGCGCATTCAGGGTCGACAAAGCCGCTCGCGGCAGCCTGACCGCCATCGTGCGCCTGCGTGACGACGCGCCAGAAGGTGGCACCACCTACACCAAATCCCTGCGACACCTTTTCACTGGTGGCACGCGGCAGTGGAAAAAGGTCGAAGGTTTGCTGCGCGGCATGCGGGCAATCCCTGACGGAATGATGGCGGTTCCGGGCAGCGCTGCGCGGCTGGATCGGCGCGGGAATATGTACCTTATGGACCTGCGGGAAATATTTGGCGTCCTGAAGTCCAGCATCCGCAACACCCGCATTTTTCGCCACACCGGCCGCGGCAAGCGTGAAAAGAATGTCGGCTATTTCGTCGTGCCGCTAGGCGCGGCAACCAAGCTGCACCCCGGAATCTGGAAGCGAATCGAAACCGGCAGCAGCAGCGTGGTGCTGCCGATGATCATGTATGTGCAGCGCGGCCAGTGGCGGCAGTTCATCGACCTGAAGAAGATCGGCCAGCAGGTCGTCGATCGCAAGTGGCAGGCCGAGTTCGCCAAGGAGTTCGATGCCGCCATGAGGACGGCCCGATGACCTGGGTTAATTTCCGCGATGCCGAGGCGCAGATTCTGGCGGCCGGGATTTTGCCGGACAAGGACCTGGTGGTCGACGGTCGCATCCAGCGCTGGAAGACGGCCGACAGCAAGGGCAACGAAAAGCCGGGGTGGACGCGGCTGCGGGAGTGGCAGTCGAAGGCGGGACACCGCTACGTGGTGGGATGTTACGGCATCTGGTCGGGCAACCACGACGGCTACACCAAGATCGAGCTGCCGAAGAAGGACGACGATCCGCAGCGCCCGGCGCTGACCGACGAAGACATCGCCGCCGCGAAGGAAGCGCAGAAGGCTGCGGCCAAGGCGATCGCCGACGAGCGCAAGCGCGAGGCCAAGGTCGCCGCCGGATGGGCGGCGCAGGTGTGGGCCGCATGCGCGCCGGCCGTCGAGCACGAATACATGACGCGCAAGCAGATCCCGCCCAGCGGGGCGCGCGTCCTGACGGACACCGGCGGCCTGCGTCTCATGGGAATAGATGACGGTAACCGCTGGCGTCTAGACAAATCCGTCGGCGCCTTGGTGGTGCCGATGCACGACACCAACGGCAACGTGTGCGGCATCCAGTTCATCTTCCCGGCCGGGCATGAGCGCACCGGCAAGGAATTCTGGCCGACCGGGATGGCCATGGGCGGCAGCTTCGGCATCATCGGCCACCTGCGCAGGAGCGGTGTGCTGCTGCTGACGGAGGGTTTCGCCACGGCGGCCAGTCTCGCGGCGGCGACCGGCCAGGCGGTGGCCTATGCATTCAGCGCCAACAACCTGGGCAAGGCCGCCAAGGAGATCCGCACCAAGTACAAGCAGCTGCGCATCCTCATCTGTGCCGACGACGACTACCTGACCGAGGCCAAGCAGGGCACTAACCCCGGCGTGTCCGCCGCGCAGCTCGCCGCCAGCGCCATCGAACTGGCCGACTGGATAAAGCCCGACTTCATCTTCGACGGCGCCGACATCCGCAACGGCAAGAAGTTCACCGACTTCAACGATCTGCACGTACTGACCGGGCTGACCATCCCCCTGGCACACCAGATCAACGCCAAGCTCGATGCGCTTAAGTGGAAAGACGCGCAACCCGTCGCGGGGAACGGCAATCAGGGGGGTGGGGGAAGTGATGATGTTGATGAAGCCGGCCGGCGCCGTGCGGTGTCCGTGCTGGGGCTGGATGCGGTGGTCGAGCGCTTCATCTTCATCGACGACGACACCGGCGACTTCGTGTTCGACACCTGGTCGCGCTCGGTCTGTAAGCGCAGCAAGATGTCCGCGCTGCTGCCGGCTGGCATGCGGCCGGACGACATCAAGCGGCACCCGTTGTGGATGTCGCGCGCCGTGTATATCGACCAGGTCGGCTTTGACCCCGGCGAGGACGACCCGAACATCAAGTGCAACCGCTGGGCCGGCTGGCCGACCGTGCCGAAGGCCGGCAGTTGCGCCACGCTGCTCGAGCTGCTGCGCTACCTGTGCAGCGCCGAGGAAAACGCCGACGAGCTGTACCGCTGGCTGCTGTGCTGGCTTGCTTGGCCGCTGCAACATCCGGGCGCCAAGATGCACAGCGCCATCGTCGTGCATGGCCCGCAGGGCACCGGGAAGAGCCGCTTCTTTGAAGCCTACGCAAAGATATTCGGCGAGTATTCCATCATCCTCAACCAGGGCGCGATCGAAGACAAGTTCAACGCGGACTGGTCCGAGCGCAAGCTGTTCGTGCTGGCCGATGAGATCGTCGCCAACACCGAAAAATACCACCTGAAAAACCAGCTCAAGAACTTCATCACGTCGGACTGGGTGCGCATCAACCCGAAAAACGTCGCCGCGCACCGCGAGCGCAACCACATGAACATGGTGTTCCTGTCCAACGAGATCCAGCCCGTGGTGCTGGAAAACGATGACCGCCGGCACTGCGTCATCTACACCCCGATCAAGATGGGCGACGAGTTCTATGCCGAAGTCACCGAGGAAATCGACAAGGGCGGCATCGCCGCGCTGCACCAGTACCTGCTCGAAGTCGATACCAGCGCCTTCAAGCCCTGGACGCGCCCGCCGATGACAGCCGCCAAACTGCGGCTGATCGAAGTCGGCGCCGGCAGCGAGGAACAATTCATCGCTGAATGGGCCGGCAACCACCTTGACATTCCGTTCTGCCCGATCGGGCGCAGCGTGCTCTATGCCGAATACCTCAAGTATTGCAAGCGCGAAGGCGACCCGCGGCCCCGGCCGTCCAAATACTTCTGGCCATCGGTCGAGCGGCGCGGCTGGTTTGTCGGCATCAAGGACCGGCTGGAGAACCTGCACGGCAGCACCACCCGCAGTTGGCGCTGCTGCGTGCCTGACGACGCCGCACTGGAAGCCGCCGCATTGAAGAAAGGAACCGTCGATTACCGCATGAAACCAGGCACGTCGCAGTCCGCCTGGCTGGCCGAATGCTACTTCTCGGTTGAGGCGGCCCTTGAAAAACGAGGCCAGGACGACCGATTCGCCGCCTGAACTTACAAACTTACACATCAACTTACACCAAAACTTACACCATAACCATTTGAAAACATGAACAACTTACGCACTTACGCGAATTCCCGCGCGCATACGGGAGAGACAAACACCGTCAACGCATGCGCGTGTCTCTCGTGGGCGGGCGCGTACACGTGTAAGTGCGTAAGTTGTGCGCACATTCATGCACTTAGGGCGTAAGTGCACCCGTAAGTGCAGGCGTAAGTACGTAAGTTGCACGCGCGCCCTGTTTTTTTAACGTTATCAGGAAGAGGAAAGAAGAAGAAGTGATCGAGACCAAGGCCGCCTTCGCCCGGCGCATCGGCATCAACAAAAGCAACGTCACCCGCGCCGCGCAGGCCGGGCGCATCGTGCTCACGCCGGGCGGCATGGTCAATGTCGAAGCCAGCGTCCAGCGCTGGTACGAAACCAAGGCCGGCCGGGACGACGTAGCGGCCCGCCACGCCGAAAACCGGGGCGTAGTGGGGTCCATGCCGCAGGCGCGGGCCGAAAACGGCACAGCGTGGCCAAAAACCGCAACGCCGGCGCAACCGGCGGGCGAGGCCGGCGCAACTTCGGCAACGGCGGCGGGCGGCGGCGAAACCCGCACCCGCTACAAAGCCGTCGCCATGCAGTACGAAAACCAGTCCATCAAACTCGAAATGGCCCTGCGCCGCGGCCTGCGCTACCCGATCGCCCTGGTCAAGCGCGAAAGCCTCGGCATCGGCAGCAGCCTGCGCGCTGCGGTGGAGCGCGTGATCGACCAGACCGCCCCGCGCCTGGCGGTGATGACCAACGACCTCGACCGCCGCCGCCTGCTCGATGCCGAACTGCACCGACTGCGCTGGATGGTCAAGTCGGAACTGCCGCGTGCCCTGCGCCGCATGCGGGCGGCTGGGGCCGGGGCGAAAGTCGGCGCCGGCGGGACGGCGGACGCATGAACGTCAAGCCCGCCCGCGCCGCCATGCCGCTGGTCACCGCCTGGATCGACGACCTGCGCGGCGCCTTCGGCACGGACCTGATCGACGGCCTGATCCGCAAAGCCACGGTCGAGGGCCTGCCCACTTTTTACGCCAGCGAGGGCGGGCGCACGGTCGGCGTTCCGCTGCCGGCGCTGCGCGGGGTCGAGATCAGCGCGGCCGACATGGTTATCAACCCACCCCAAAAGTAACCCAATGCAGATCGAAACCGTCGCCGTTGAGCGGCTTATTCCCTACGCGCGCAACAGCCGCACGCACAGCGAGGCGCAAGTGGCGCAGATCGCCGCCAGTATTCGCGAGTTCGGCTTCACCAACCCGGTGCTGATCGATGCCGATGGCGGCATCATCGCCGGGCATGGCCGGGTGATGGGCGCGCGGGCTTTGCAGATGGCCGAAGTGCCGTGCATCCGCCTTGGGCACCTGACCGAGGCGCAACGGCGGGCCTATGTGATCGCCGACAACAAACTGGCATTGAACGCGGGCTGGGACGAGGAGATGCTGGGCCTCGAGCTGCGCGAACTGATGGCGGAAGGTTACGACGTCGGCCTGACCGGCTTCGAACTAAAGGAAATCGACGCGCTGCTGGCGGATCTGGACGCCACCAAGGACGGCAAAACCGACCCCGATGCCGCGCCTCCTGCCGAGGCGGTGGCGGTGACGCGCGCGGGCGATGTGTGGCTGTTGGGAAAGCACCGGATCATGTGCGGGGATAGCACGGACGGCGGGTCGGTGGCGCTGCTGATGGACGGCGCGAAGGCGGCGCTGATGCAGACCGACCCACCCTACGGCATTGCCTACAACAGTAAAGACCTGCACATCAACGGAACGAATCATGCCGACATCGAGAACGACGACCTAGACGGCGAGGTGCTGCAGGCGTTTCTCGAAGGTATGATCCGCGCCGCGTTGCCGCACCTGAACGACAACGCCGCCTATTATTTGTGGCACCCGATGCTCACGCAGGGCACGTTCTTTGCTGCTGCTGCTGCTGGAATTCTGGGGCATCGGCAGTTGATCTGGCAGAAGCCGTCGCTGGTGTTCGGGCGCGGGGACTATCACTGGCAGCATGAGCTGTGCTTCTATGGCTGGCGCAAAGGATTCAGGCCACCGTTTTACGGCCAGCGCAACCAGACAACGCTGTGGGCGGTGGGGCGCGAGACCAGCAAGGACCACCCAACGGCGAAGCCGGTCGCGCTGTGGCTGCCGCCGATTGAGAACCACACCAAAGCCGGCGAGGCGATGTACGAGCCGTTCAGCGGCAGCGGATCGCAGATCATCGCCGCCGAGCAAACCGGCCGCCGCTGCTACGCGATGGAACTGTCGCCGCAGTATGTCGACGTCGCCGTCCGCCGCTGGCAGCAATTCACCGGCAAGCGCGCCACGCTCGAAGCCACCGGCGCGGAGTTCCCCGTCTAAATGGCCTCGCTCGCCGACCTGCAGACGGAACGCGAAACCCTGCGCGCGGCGCAGGCGAAGGCCGACTTCGAGGCCGCGCACGCCGCCACCTGCGCGCAGTCCGACCTGATCGCCGCCGGCACGGCGGTGCGGGAAGTGCTGCTGTCCGCGATCGACAGCGCCGCCTCACGCTTCCTCGACGCGATCCGTGGCGAGCGGGACGAGACGCGGGTGCATTACCTGATGTCGGACGCGGCGCACGACTTGCTGGGCGGTATCGGCGAGGCGGCGGTGCGCGCGTCTGCACAGTTGCCGGTGGTCGGCGAACGGGTCAAGCGCGGGGTGAAGCCGCGCGACTTGCTCACCGTGTCGCAATGGGCCGACCGCCACCGGGAAATGAAGTCGGGCACCAATGCGCCGGGGCGCTGGCATACCAGCTTGACGCCCTACCTCGAGGAAATCATGGATTCGCTGTCCGAGCATTCGGCGGTGCGCCAGGTGACCTTCATCAAGTCGTCGGGCGTGGGCGGTACGGAGGTGATCTTCAACTGGATCGGCTACATCATGCAGCACCTGGCGAACAAGGATCTGCTGGTGGTGATGCCGACGCTGGAACTGCGCGACCGCAGTTTCAACCCGCGCCTGGCCAAGATGCTGGACGAGTCGGCGGGGCTGGCCGAACTGGTCAGCACGGCCACGCGCAGCAAGGCCAACCGCGGCGACCTGCTGGAATACGGCGCGCGGGCGCGGATCATCAAGGCCGGATCGAATTCGCCGGATTCGCTGCGCTCGGACCATCTGCCGTATGTGATCTGCGACGAGGTCGATGCCTTTCCGTGGGACGTGGGCGGCGAGGGCGATCCGATGACGCTGATCGAAAACCGCCAGCGCACCTATTCGCGGGCAAAGACCTACCTGGTCAGCACGCCGACGCAGGCCGGCGCCTCGCGCATCGATTCGCAGTACCAGCGCAGCGACCGGCGCCGCTACCATGTGCCGTGCCCGCATTGCGGCGAGCTGCAGCACCTGGAGTTTGGCGGCAAGGACAAGCCGCACGGCCTGAAATGGCGCACCGCGCCGCATGCCGAAGGCGAGGACGCCAACAGCGTGCCGCAGGTCACCGCCGCCTGGTACGTCTGCCGCGAATGCGGCGCCGAGATCGACGAAGGCCACAAAGCCGACATGCTGGCCGCCGGGCGCTGGATTGCCGAGCGGCCCGGCATTCGTCACCATCGCGGCTACCACCTGAACGCGCTGTACGCGCCGGTCGGCCTCGGGCTGAATTGGCGCGCGGTGGCGCAGAAGTGGCTCTCCAGCCAGGGCGACACCGCCGAGCTGAAGGGCTTTGTGAATACCTACCTGGGCGAGCCGTGGAAGGAACGCGGCGACAGCATTGAGGACATCAGCCTGATTTCGCGCCTCGAGGATTATGAGCGCGAGGCGCTGCCGCTCGCGCTGGTCAGCGCCGGCGTGGACGTGCAGAAGGACCGCATCGAGGCGTCAATCGTCGGTTGGGGAGCGGGCGAGGAAGCCTGGCTGCTCGACCATATCATCGTCGATGGCGACACGGCGCGACCCGAGGTGTGGCTGGACCTCGACGCCGCGCTGGTCGATGCCGGCGTGCAGGTCGCGGCCATCGATGCCGGCTTCAACACCTCGATGGTCTATGCCTTCGTCGAGAAACGCCGCTGGGCAATGGCGGTCAAGGGCGTCACCGGCCTGCACCGGCCGTTGATCGAGGACCCGAAGCGCCGCCTGCAGCGCCTGCGCCAGCGGCGTAAGAAAGGCCAGCCGGTCGAGCCGCTGGGTGTCGACCAGGGCAAGGCGCTGATCTACGCTCGGGCCAAGCTGATGACGCCGGGGCCGGGCTACATCCACTTCCGCCGCGACGCCGCCTTCGACGACGAATACTTCGCCCAGCTCGCCGCCGAGAAGCTGGTGACCAAGATCAAGGGCACCCGCCCGTTCCAGGAATGGGTACAGACCCGGCCGCGCAACGAGGCGCTCGATTGCCTGGTGTATGCGCTGGCCGCCTGCCGGCTGTCGGGCAAGGCGCTGGTGGTGGTGCCGGCGGCAAAAGTCGGCGCCGGCGATACGGCGGGCGCATCTGACCCGCTGGCCGGTGCGGTGGTTGCGGCCCAGCGCAAGGCGCGGCGGGGTAATTTTGTGAAAGGATGGAAAGCATGAGCACCTGGTTCTCCGAGTACCGCGTCCGCACCCTGGCCGAACACATTGCGCCGCGGATCGCGCCGAAAGTTGAGGCGGCGATTCTGGCCTGCATCCGGGCTGAGCTGCCGGGCATGCTGATGGATGAGTTGCGCAAGGACATCCCCGAATTCACGCCGAAGCGATCGGTGGCGCTGCGGCGCGACCGGGACAACCTGATCCGCGCACGCTTTACCGGGCGCAACGCGGCGGAATTGTCCGGGCAGTTCGGGATCTCGATCAAGCAGGTCCTGCGGATCGCGCGCGGCAGCAAATAGCCGGGACATTCTCCCCCTGAAAATGTCTATGTAGTCTCGGCACAGTGGCAGCATGACTGCCCCTGTTCCCACCACTGAGCCGGCCTCCGTTGTTGCCGGCGACACCCTGACCTGGAAGCGCACGCTGGCCGATTATCCGGCCGGCACCTGGACGCTCAAGTACCGGCTGATCAACAGCGCCGGTAAATTCGACATCACGGCGACAGCCGACGGCACCGATCACCTGGTCACCGTCAGCAGCACCACGTCCGCTACCTACACGGCCGGCGATTATGCGTGGACCGCCTGGGTCGAAAAGACCGGCGAGCGGGTCACCGTCGGCAGCGGCACGATCACCGTCAAGCCGAACATCGCGGCGCTTACTACGCTGGATGGGCGCACCGATGCGGCCAAGATCCTCGATCAGCTTAACGCCGCTTATATCGCCTACACGGCAAGCAACGGCCATGTGGCTGAGTACGAAATCGCCGGGCGGCGCATGAAATACCGCAGTGCCGCCGAAATCCTGACGCAGATCAACTTCTGGGAGGCCCGCGTGGCATCCGAAAAACGCGCTGAACGCATCGCCGCCGGCCTTGGCGGAGGAAACAAAGTGCTGGTGCGATTCTGATGCGCTGGCTGGATCGCCTGCTTGGCCGCGCGCAGCCCTCCACCGCCCTGGGCATGCCGCGCCGCGCCGAGGCGCTGATCAAGGCGACGCGCAATTTCGAGGCGGCCATGGCGGATCGTCTCACTGCCAGCTGGCGTTCCCCGGCCATGACGGCTAACGAGGAAATCAAGGGTGCGCTGGAAGCCACGCGCAACCGCGCCCGCGACCTGGCCAAGAACAACGAATTCGCGCGCAAGTACCTGGGGTTGGTGGCCGCCAATGTGGTCGGGCCGTCCGGCTTTGCGCTGCAGTGCCTGGCCTCCGAGGGTGGCAAGCCGGACACCGTGGCGCGCAACCTGATCGAATCAGCCTTTGTCAAATGGGGCCGGCGCGGCAGCTGCGAGATCAGCGGGCGGTATTCCTTCATCGATGTGCAGCGCGCCGTGATCGAAACCTGGGCGCGCGATGGCGAGGCGCTGGTGCTGCAACTGATCGGTCGCGCCGCCGGAAACCCGTATGGCTACGCGCTGCGGATGCTTGAGGTCGAGCGCCTGCCGGTGCAGTATTCGAAGGAGCTGAAAAGCGGCGTGCAGGCGGTGATGGGGGTCGAGGTCGATGACATGAATCGGCCGCTGGCCTACTGGCTCAACCTGGGGCGCCTTACCGGCAGCGGCTATGCCACGCAGGCCACGCTGACGCGGGTGCCGGCCGACCAGGTGCTGCATGTCTACAAGCCGTACCGGCCCGAGCAGGTGCGCGGTTTTCCGTCGATGCACGCGGTGATTGCCGGCCTCAAGATGCTGGACGGGTACGAGGAAGCGGCCATTGTCGCCGCCCGCACCGGCGCGGCGAAGATGGGATTCTTCACCAATGCCGACGGCGACGCCTCGGCGCTGGGCGACGACAAGGACGAAAACGGCAATTTCATCACCGACGCCGATCCGGGCACCTTCAACGTGTTGCCCAAGGGCTACGACTTCAAGAGCTTTGACCCGGACTACCCGCACGCCAACTATCAGGCGTTTATGAAGACGCGGCTGCGTTCGATCGCATCGGGCCTGGGCGTCACTTATCACGGCCTGGCCAATGACTTGGAGGGCGTGAATTTCAGCAGCATCAGGAGCGGCACGCTGGAAGAGCGCGACGCCTGGATGGTGCTGCAAAGCTGGTTTTCCGAATCCTTCATGAGGCCGGTGTATCGGGAGTGGTTGTTGCAGGCGCTGACGCAGGGGCAGATCGCCTTCCCCAGCGGGTCGGCACTGCCGATCCAGAAGTACGACAAGTTTGCCGAGCATGCCTGGCTGGGCCGGCGCTGGGGCTGGGTCGATCCGCTGAAAGACATCGAGGCCTCGCGCCTGGCGATCAAGACCGGCATTTCTAGTCCGCAGATGATCGCGGCGCAGGCCGGCGTCGATGTCGAGGACGTGATCGCCGCGATTGCCGACTTCGAACAGCTGGTGGCCGCCAGCGGTGTGACGCTGATCAATTACGCCGACACGGCGGCGCAGCAGACCGCTGGACATTTCCCCCCTGAAAATGTCCCGGCGGGCTAGGCAAAGTGCATCCATCGAAAAAGGACGCCCCATGAGCGAAGCCCCCGCAACCCGCAAGATCAAGACCGGCACCCTGCACCGCAGCGCGACGTTTGATCGCGCCGCCGTCAATGTCGAGGCGCGCACGGTCGAGCTGGCGTTCTCCAGCGAGGAGCCCTATACGCGCTACTTCGGCACGGAGATTCTCGATCACCAGAAAAAAAGCATCCGGCTCGATCGCCTGAAAAGCGGCGGCCCGTTGCTGCTTGAGCATTGCCCCGACGACATCATCGGCGTGGTGGAAAGTGTGGACGTCGGCCCGGATCGCGTCGGACGCGCCGTGGTGCGTTTCGGAAAAAACGCCGCTGCCGAGGAAGCCTTCATCGACGTGCAGGATGGCATTCGCCGCAATGTATCCGTTGGCTACCGAGTGCACAAGATGATCCTCGAATCCGAGGGCGTCGACGGCGCCGATTCCACCTACCGCGTTACCGACTGGGAGCCTCTTGAGGTTTCCATTGTCGCCGTGCCCGCCGATGCCTCTGTCGGCATCGGTCGCGGCGATGAATCCGCAGAATTTGACACCGAAATCGAGGGCGAGGCAACCGCAGACGATGCGGCGGCGCAGCCCGCAGCAGCCCCCTCTGACCTTTTTACAAGGAGCATTCAAACCATGAACACCGCCACCGATCCCGCCGTTCTCGAAGCCCAATACCGCGCCGATGCCGTCAAGGCCGAGCGCACCCGCACCGCCGACATCGCCGCCCTGGGCGAAGCGCATGCCAAGCGTGGCGGCGACAAACTCGCTATGCAGTACATCCGCGACGGCAAGAGTGTTGATGAGTTCCGCGCCGCGCTGCTCGATCTGGCGGCACAAGCCGCGCAGACCGACACGCTCGATCTGAACGAGCGTGAGGTCAAGCAGTATTCCTATGTCCGCGCCATCGCCGCCGCCCTGGCGCGCGCCGAAGGCCAGAACGTCTCCGGCTTCGAGGTTGAAATCAGTCAGGAAATCGAACGCCACATGCCGCACGGCGCCAAGCGCAACGGCGGCATCTTCGTGCCGCTGTCCTTGCAGCGCACGGCGATCTCCGAAGCCCTCTACAACACTAGCGGAAAGGGCGCCTCGACCGTCTTCACGCAGGCCGGCGAATTCATCGATATGCTGCGAAATCAGTCTGTCGCCGTGGCCCTGGGCGCCCGTGTCATGTCCGGCCTGACCGGCCCGGTCAGCTTCCCGTCGCAGACCGCCGGCGTCACCGCCTACTGGATGCCTGAAAACGACGGCACCGACGCCACCGCCAGCAATGCCACGCTCTCCAGCGTGAGCCTGTCGCCGAAGACGCTGCAGAGCACGACGTCCGTGTCGCGCCAGTTGATGGCGCAGGCCAGCATCGATGTGGAGAACTTCATCCGCGCCGACATGGCCGCCGCGCACGCGCTGGCCTGGGACGTGGCGGTGATGCACGGCACCGGCAGCAACAACCAGCCCACCGGCATCTACACCGCCAGCAACGTCAACGCGGTTGCCATGGGCGGCGTGCCGACCTTCGGCAAACTGGTCGACATGGTTACGGAAGTCCTCAAGGACAACGCCCTGGCCGGGTCCCTGGCCTTCGCCACCACGCCCGGCATGGCCGGCAAGCTGGCGCAGACGGTGGTGGCGGCCTCGACCGACACCCGCATGATCTGGGCGGGTGCGTTGGATAACGGCACCCTCGCCGGCTACAAGGCGGTCGCTACCAATCAGGTGTCGGCGGTTCTTGGCGGCGGCTCAGAGCATGGCTTGATCTTCGCCAACTGGGCCGACGCCATGATCGGCATGTGGGGTGCGCTGGAAATCGTGGTCGATCCGTATGCCAAGAAGAAGCAGGGCATGATCGAAGTGACCAGCTTCCAGCTCTGCGACGTGGCCCTGCGCCATGTCGGCAGCTTCTGCAAGGCCACCGGCGCGACCATCGCCTGAGTGTTGTCATGACCTGCGTCCGCTTCCTTCGCGGCACGGCCCTGGGCGGCGTCGGCAACGATGCCGCCCCCGGCGAGATCCGCGACCTGCCCGCTGCGCAGGCCGCGCAGCTCATCGCGCTGGGCCGCGCCGAATCGGCACCGGCCGCGCCCGCTGCTCCCGCCGTGCCGCCAGCGCCGACTATTAGCGCGCCGGCTGCCTCGGCCTCGAAGCCCCCAAAGAAAGGCAAATAAGCCATGGACATCATCGGCGATTCGACACTCACCACCCTGCAGGCTCCGGCCAGCATTACTGCCGACGGCAATACCGCCGGCATCGACTGCCGCAACCTGATCGGCCAGGGTGCCCTCCTGCTCACCGGCTACAACGTCGCCGGCACCAACCCGACGCTCGCCGTTAAGCTGCAGGGCGCGCAGGACACCGACGTGGTAACCAGCGTCACACCTGGCAGCAATACCGGCACCGGCACCTGCACGCAGGTCTATGGCGGCCCGGATGCCGTCGCGGAAAACATCACCGTCACCGTCAAGGCTGGCGCAACCACCGCCAGCGTGGTCGGCTCGGTCAGCGGCGCCATGGCGGATGCCACTATCGGCACCCTGTACCAGTCGGCGATATGCGAATTCATGTTAACGCAAGGTAACGCCGCTTTCGTCCAGAACGACAGCTTCGTGATAGTCACCACGGCACGCACCTATGCTGATGTCTCCGGCGGCGCCTTCACCGGCTTGACCACCGTCGCCTCGATCCAGAAGAGGGCGTTGGATTTTGACAAGTTGCCGCGCTACCTGCGCGTCAACTACGACATCGGCGGCACCGTCAGCCCGGAATACGTGGTGGCGGTGGCCGCTCAGAGCGCCACGAACTAAATGGCCTTCGCCGAAGACCTCACCCCCTTCTTCGCCGACTTCGGCGTCGACGCCACGATCGGCGCCGCCACCGTGCGCGGCATCTTCGACAACGACTTCATCACCTCCATGGGGCTTGTCGCCGGCACCGGCCCGGTGCTGCTCTGCGCCAGCGCCTCCGTGTCCGCCGTCACCCAGGGCGCCAGCGTCACCATCGCCAGCATCGGCTACACCGTCACCGGCATCGAGCCCGACGGCACCGGCATGACGCTGCTGCGGATGCAGGAAGCCTGATCCATGGCCAATCACCTGCACAAGCAGATCCGCGACGCCATCGTCACCGCCCTGACCGGCCTGACGACGACCGGCGCGCGCGTCTATGCCAATCGGCTGATGCCGCTGCCCGATGCCACGCAGCCCGCGCTGCTCATCACGCTTGACGACGAAACCGCCAGCCCGCTGACCTTGGGCGCCAATCCGATCTGCGAACGCGAACTGCGGCTGTCGGTGGCGGCGGTGGTCAAGGCCACCAGCGCGCTCGACGACACGCTGGATCAGATAAGCAAAGAGGTCGAAGTGGCGCTTGCGAACGGGGTCACCCTCAGCGGGCGCCGCCTCGACTTCACCTATACCGGCATGAGTTTCGACGACGAGCAAAGCGACAAGCCCGTCGGCATCAAGCGCATGAGTTTCACCGTCCCATTCACGGCCGCCGCGAATGCGCCGGATGTCCTGAACTAGCACTGGCAGTACCCCGCCCCAACGCTGCGAAGCGCCGGGCGGGCCTCAAATCAACAGCGCCGTGAGGCGTCTTGAAAGGAGCAAGCATCATGGCAACCACCAAATGGAGCAATGTCGCCATCGCCATGCAGTCGGCGCTGGCCGCGGCCAAGACCATCACGGCCATCACCAAGGCCACGCCCGGCGTCGTCAGTTCGACGGCACACGGCTACAGCAACGGCGATTACGTGCGCATCACCGCCCAAGGCATGTGGCAGCTCAATGCCCGCGTCTTCCGCGTGTGCAGCGTCGCCACCGACAGTTTCGGCCTGGAGGACGTATCCAGCGGCGTCGGCATATCCACCGCGAGCTTCGACACCTTCACTAGCGGCAGCGCCGAAAAAATCACCTTCGGCAACTCGATCACCACGGCCACCAGCATGAACGTGTCCGGCGGCAACTTCGCCATGATCGACACCACGACCATCCACGGCAACCAGAAGAGCCAGATTCCCGGCCTGCCCGATCCGCTGTCGGCCACCTTCGAAAACCTGTGGGACCCGACCGACGCCGGCCAGGCCGCCATGAAGGCCGCCAGCGACGCGCAAGGCGAGCGCGCCTTCAAGTTCACCTTCGGCACCGGCGGCAAGATCATGGTGTTTTGCGGCTATGTCGGCTTTGCCGGCGCCCCGCAAGGGCAGGCGCAGGACAAGGTGACCACCTCGGCGGTCATCACCTGCCAGGGCACGCCGACCTACTACAGCGCCTGATCATGAGCGTGCTGGTCGACAAGATGCGCAAGGCGCGCGAAACAAGCGTCGAGGCCGGCGGCTTCACGTTCACCGTGCGCCGGCCGACCGCGCTGGAAATGATCGAGATACAGACCCAGCCGCGCGGTCGAGCCATCCTGCCATTTGTCATCGACTGGCACGGCGTCAAGGAATCCGACGTGCTGGCCTCCGGCGACGGTCATCCGCTGGAATTCGACGCCGATGTCTGCGCCGAATGGCTGACCGATCGCATCGACCTGTTGGCGGTACTCGCCGAAGCCGTCTTCGCCAGCTTCAAGGATCACGGCGAGCGGCTGGAGGACGCCAAAAAAAACTGACGGCCTGGCTTGAAGGGGCGCAATCCCCCATCGAGCCAGGCCCATGCCCCGCGCAGTCCGCCCTGGCGGTGCGGGCGTGGAACGTGATGGGCGGCCTCGACTGGGCGGCACTGCCGGTGGTGGTCGAAATGCTGGGCGTGAACGACATCGAAGGACTGATCACTGACTTGACTGTGATCAGGGACTTCCAGAACCGGAGCACCGACTGATGGCCGCCGACAACAAGACGCAGATCGTCATTTCCGCCAAGGATGAAACGGCGGGAGCGTTCGCGTCGGCCAAGGCCGGTCTTGAGAAGTTCGGGCAAGCCTATGCGCAGCTCGGCGCGATCAGCGGCGGCGCCGTGGTGGCGGGTTTGGTGGCGTCGGTCAAGTCGGCCATCGATCTTGGCGACGAAATGAACGACCTGTCACAGAGGGTCGGCATCAGCGTCCAGAACCTGGCAACCTGGACGCTGGCCGCCAATCAGTCCGGCACCAGCATCGAATCGGTGGCCAAGGGCGTCAAGGGACTGTCGAAGTTCATGACGGAAAACGGCGCGGCGCTGAAGAAAGCCGGCGTCGACGCCAGCGACGCCAATGGCGCGCTGATCCAGCTCGCCGACCTGTTCGCCGCCATGCCTGATGGCGTCGAGAAGACCGCGCTCGCCGTCAAGCTGTTCGGCAAGGCGGGCATGGACATGATTCCCATGCTCAACCAGGGCAGCGCCGGCTTGAAGGAAGCGGCCGAGAGGTCCGCTGAATACGGCCGCAAGATGGCGCTGCTGGCGCCGCTGGCTGACAAGTTCAACGACCAGATGGCCGAACTCGCCTTGCAGTCGAAAGAGGCCGGCATGTCGATTACCACGTTGCTGCTGCCCGGCTTGATCGGCATGGCGACCTGGCTGAACGACCTCAAGGCGGGTGGCGAGCGTGCCGAGACGGCGCTGGAATTCCTCTCCGACAAGAGCCCGCTGGCGCGCGGCCTGATCGCCTGGAACAAGTTTATCAACGGCGGCCCATCGCGCAGCCAGGGCTATGCTGGCCCGAAGAATGCGCAAGGGCTGCCGGCCGGACAAGCCGAGCGCGAGCAGGCGGACCTGGCCGCATTCGACGCCGCCACTATCGAGTACGTGAAGGGCTACGAGGCGCGCAAAAAAGCCAAGGAACTGCTCGGCAAGGATGCCAACGACAAGGAATCCGCCTACCTCGCTGCCTTGAGCCAGCAACTCTTGATCGCCAGCGGCGACACCAGTGAATACAGCAAGCAGCTCGCGGCCATCAGCAGCGGACCGGCCAAGGATTTCTCGCAGGCGACCAAGGATGCCGCCCTGGCGCTGGCGCGCAAGATCGACAAGCTGAAAGAAGCGACGAAGGCCAATGAAGACCATGCGCGGGTGCTGGAGAAGGTATCGCACATTGAAGATGCCGCGAACAAGGCCGTCAGCGACTTCGGCTTCAAGCAGGACCAGAACGTCGCCGGAATCGACAGCCGCACCGCCGCGCTGGGCAAGACACCCTTCGAAGTCAAGCAGGCCGAAGCCGCGCGCGCCATCGAGAAGGACTACGAAGAAGCGGTCAAGAAGGTCAACGAGGAACTGGGCAAGATCGGCGACATCGAGGGCATCAGCGCCAAGACCTACGAACTGTCGCAGGCGCGCGACAAAGCCCACGTCGCCACCGCCAAAGCGCTGGATGAAGAAAAGGCCAAGCAGGACGCGCTGAATGCGTCGTGGGAGTACGGCGCCGACACCGCGCTGCGCAAGTATAGCGAGGAAATCGCCACCGTCGCCGCCACCGTCGAAGGCGCCATGACCCGCGCCTTCAAGGGCATGGAAGACGCGCTGGTGAACTTCGTCAAGACCGGCAAGCTCGACTTCAAGAGCCTGGCCGATTCGATCGTTACCGACCTGATCCGAATCGAAGTGCAGCGCTCGATCATGAAGCCACTGACATCATCCATCGATGCCGCCGGCGGCCTGTCCGGCCTCGTCAAATCCTTCTTCGGCGGCGGCAAGGCCGGTGGCGGCGCGATCGACGCCAGCAAGTGGTACGTGGTCGGCGAGAACGGCCCCGAGCTGTTCGCGCCGGGGCAATCCGGCACCGTGATCCCGAACGGCGCGGTGGTCGGTGGCAGCGGCGGCGGCAGCGTGGTGATCCACCAGACCGTCAACGTCGATTCGCGCAGCGATCAGGCCTCGATCATGCAGGCCATGGTCGCGGCCAAGAATGCCGCCGTGCAGGCCGTATTCAATGCGCAGCGCCGGGGCGCGACGATATGACGACGCTGACCTGGCCCACGCTCACCCGCGCCGCCCCGCGCGTGCTCGACTGGTCGCTGGTGCCCAACACGCAGAGCTTTTCCAGCCCGCTGTCGGGCGCGGTGCAAACCGTCGAAATGCCCGGCGCGCGCTGGAAGGCCTCCTTCATGATGGAGAACCTCACCGAGGTCGACGCGGCGCTGCTGCAGGCCTTCCTGGTCAAGCTGCGCGGCAGGGCGGGGCGGTTCTATCTCCACAACTTCGCGCGGACGGCGCCGCGCGGCACGCTCTCCGGCACACCTCTGGTGATGGGCGCCGCGCAGACCGGCAACACGCTGGTTATCGATGGCTGCACCGTCGGCGCCACGCTGCTGGCCGGCGATTACTTCGCCGTGAATGGCGAGCTGAAGATGGTGGTGACCGATGCCACGGCCAACGGCAGCGGGCAGATGACGCTGACTTTTGAGCCGCCGCTGCGCGCCTCGCCCGCCGACAACGCTGCGGTGACGCTCGACCGCCCGACAACCACCTTCATGCTGGCCGCCGACGAGTTGAAGTGGAACACGCAGCCCGGCAAGTTTTCCAGCTTCCCGATCGACTGCATCGAGGCGTGGTCGTGAGTCGCACCGTCACCACCGCCGTCGACAACGCGCTGGCCGCTGGTCATGTACCGGCCATCGTGCTTGTCGAAATGGATTTCCCGTCGCAATTCCTGCGCGTGAACAATTCCGGCGTGAATTTCTCATGGAACGGCTACGACTGGCTCGGCGTCGGCCGCCTGGGCAGCATCGACCCGATCAACGAGGGCGCCGACCTGCAGGCGCGCGGGCTGGCCTTCCGCATCAGCGGCATCGACCCCGCCGCGATCTCGCTGGCGCTGGGCACGCAGTACCAGGGCCGCGCCTGCAAGGTGTGGCTGGCGCCGCTCACCTCCGCGCACGCCATCATCGCCGACCCGGTGCTGATCTTCTGGGGCCGGCTCGACACCATGGACATTGCGCTGGGCGAAACCGCCACCATCACCGTGTCCGCCGAATCGCGCCTGGCCGACTGGGACCGCCCTCGCGTGCGCCGCTACAACCACGAAGACCAGCAGATCGATTACCCCGGCGACATGGGTTTCGAGTTTGTGCCGCAGATGGTCGAAAAGCAGATTACGTGGGGGATGGGCTGATGCGTCGCCATGACTGGCCCGAGCGCCTGACCGCCGTGATCGAGGCCGCCCGGCAGCAGCCCTATGTGTTGGGCCAGCACGACTGCCTGCGTGTCGCCTGCGCGGCGGTCGAGGCGCTGACCGATGTGGATTACTGGACGCGCTTCAAAGGCTACAAGACCAAGCGCCAGGCGCTGGCGCGTATTGCCAAGATCGCGCCCTCGCTCGGCGAGGCCGTGACCGCCACGCTCGCCGTGTCGCCAGCGCCGACTTTTTCGGCGATGCGCGGTGATCTGCTGCTGTTTCGGGACGACCAGGGCGAAGACCATCTCGGCGTCTGCGTCGGCCGTCAGGTGGTGCTCACCGCGCCGGAAGGCACGCTGCTGATGGCACTCGACCATCCGGGCCTGCTGTGCTCGTGGAGGATTGGGTAATGCCGTCCTCAGTCGTTGCCGCCCTCGTTGCGGATGTGGTGGCCACCGAGGTCGCGTCTGCGGTTGCTTTTGGCGCGCTCGATGCCGGATTGTTCTTCGGCTCGGAGTTGGTCGTGGGC